CCCTCTGCGAAGACTGCGATAGCCTCTCTAACGGCTGCTGTGGCCTTATTAGGGCTACCTTTGGGGCGACCTCCACCGATATTTTCAGTTTGTTTATTCATTTGTTTACCAATTCCTTACGGCTCGTTGGTTTAGTTGATATAACTTTAGTCTAACAGACTTCGCTTTAATGGTTTATCGTTAATTTCTTTGATTGTTAGCAGGTCTTGATACTTTGGAAACACAACAAAGTTTGATGTGCCTTCTCCAGCGTCACGGCTCATTTGATCTAAGTATCTAACGCCAGGCACTCCCTTTTTAGCAAGCAATTCACTAACGCCAGCTCTAGGGTTAATCATTGCAGCAGTTAGTTCCTTGCCCTCCATTGCATTTGGAAAGTACCTAGAAGCGTTGCGCTCAAGCTCTTTCAGGATTTGTTCACCCGTTAGGTCAAGCGGCTGTTTTGGCAATTGCCCTGTTGCGTTGGGGTTTGTTAATGCGTCAAGTAGCGCATCTTCGTATTCACCCATCTTCTTTTTATCAACTGATATCCCCAACTCAGCCAAAGCATTTTGCACCTCTGGCGCTTGTTTGCTTAAAGGCTTGTCGTAATCAAGCATTTTTGCAATTGATTCATCTGGCAAATCTACTTTGTAAAGATATCCAGCACTCTTATCAATGCCTTTTAATACGTCAATCGCATCATTTGTTGCTTGCCTTGCTTCACCAGTTAAGTTTGGAGTTAAACCACTTTCAAGCGCATCAATTGCTTTTGATGGTGTTTTATACATTTGCAACGTATTAGCAGCAATTTTGTCTGACATCTTATCTGAATTTGACAGAACTTCAATTTGCTTCCCAGCAGAAAGAACATCCCTGTATGTTTCACCTGTTCCACGAGCTTGCGCTAAATAAGCGCCTTCGCCAAACGTAGCATTACCTTCGCCAGTTCTAGCTTTACTTGGGTCAAACTTTTGGAATGGGCCATAGGGCGAACCATGCCATACATCCATTGGCCTAATAGAACCTTGGCTCAAGTCGCCCAACAACTGAGCTGGCAGACCACCACGCTCCATGATTTGAGGAACAACCTTCTCGGCATAGCGTTCACCAGCACGACCAGCAGCCATTGCGCCACGCTCTACGCCACGACCAAGCAATCCAGCAGCAGGAGCAACAGTCATTGCGGCTTCCATTACTTCTGGTCGGATTTGTGTAGTCATGCCGCGACCAGTGGTCATTGGCTCTCCATAGGCCAAACGCTCGGATGTCTGCTGGACTGCTGGAACACCTAAAAGATTCATCAACATCTCAGCAGGCGGGTTTGAGTACCCAAAAGGCTTGGCGGCAAACTGTTGCGCCTGTTTAAGACGCTCGGCAAGCAGCCCCATCAATGGGTTTTCTTGTGGGGTTGCACCGATATAGTCAGCCATTACTTCATCCGTTTTTTCATCATCTTGGCAGCTTCAGAGATGGAAATTGCCACTGCCTGCTTTGGGTTAGTCACGACTTTGCCGCCTTTGCCTGAATGAAGCTCGCCTTTTTTGTACTCACCCATCACTTTTGCAAGTTTGTCGTGAGCCGCTTTATTGAGCTTAGTTCCCATTAGTCTTCTTCCTTCATTGGCGCGGCTTTTTCCCAAGCCTTGCAAACACGAAGGTTGTGACAAATGAACTCAAACTTGTGGCAGTAACCGCGACCACCACCGTCTTTGTCAAACTCGTCTTGTGGCACGACTTCCATAGCCTCTAGGGTTTCTGGTTGGTCATCAAAGTATTCGCAATTAGCGCACAGCTTGCGTTTTGCTTGATCTGGAGAGATGCGCCAGACGTTAGCTAGACCACGCCAGAATTCGCCATTTGCTTCAGCCGTTTTGATTGGGCCAAGCATTTGCGTTTCCACCAAAGTGTCGCGTGTTTTTTTGTTTGATTCTGCGGTCAAGCCTTCGATTACGGGCTTCTCTGCCTCGATTTCCTCGATTTCAATCTTGATTTCCGCTGCTGGCGCTAAAAGTCCTGCCATTTGTAGCCTTTCGGTGTTTCTTGGATTTTACCAAAAAAGTGGGCAGAATCAACTACCCATAAGTGCAACTGCAAATTGCACCTTATTCTAGTTCGTAATATCGTCTTAGGTCAGGCACTGGTACGTCTTGAGGCCAGAGTTTTGCAGACACCAAGCGTTGCACCGTCTTTCTATGCGCCATCTGCCACAAATCCTGTCTTTGCTCTCTTGTTAGGGTAGACCCTTGGTCAATAGATGCGTGACAGGTAAAGCATAGGCTTGCAATCAGGTTGTCGTCTGCCTTTCGCCCCATTCCTTTGCCACCGCCCCAATTTGTGTGGGCAGCTACAACAGTCCCGTCTTCAGCGTAGCAATGTTGGCAAGGAATGTCTCTTGCGGCTTCCAATAGCTTCTTGCTTCGGATGTAAGTGTGTTTCTGAATCATGCTTGCAGTTTATCAAGCAAATTCGCCAAAGTGCTTACGGCGATGGCGTAAATATGCTGCACGAGCGTCTAATGCGTTGTCATAGTAGCCAAGATGTTTTTTCTTTCCGTCAACAGTTATATATGACGTAAAAGAATCCTCACGCTTAATCCAACAAAATCCATTTGCCGAGTTGTTTCTGCCATTTTCTTGCTTTGTAGCCAATCGCAGATTTTCAATCCTGTTATTTGTTTTGTCTCTGTCAATGTGGTCAATGAAATTGGAAACAGGTATCTTCCCAAAGTGCATTTCATAGATTAGTCTATGTGCTAAATAACCCTTGTAATCAATGCAAATACCAATATAACCATCTGGTCTTTTGTGTCCAGAAGGCTTTGACATTACGCGACCGCCTTTAGAATTTTTCCACCAAAGTTGTCCATTGTCATAATAGAAAATGTCATTCCAATTCATGTGAATCTCCATGATTGAATCATTAAAAGCTGTGGCAGGCAGTGATTCAATCTGCTTTTCCCCCGCTAAAGGTAGCCACGCCTAATCATACTATGTAACAGATTGCAAAGGTTCTATGCGGCGCATCTTGTTTGACTTAAATTCTTTAGCAATGTCATCTAATGCTAGTTCAAGCGTTCTAACAGGGCAATGACGCAATTGAATATCATGCAATTCAAGGATAGTTTGCACCGCTTGAAGCTCTTGACCAGTAAAAGTAAACGACTTTCCACTTACTCCGCGCTGTGCCATGTGATAAATAGCGTCTTGCGCTTCCTTTATTTCATCAAGCCAATCACGACCAAGCTGGCGCTTTGCCAATGCTTCGGCACAGTTGACCATTGAAATTAAGTTATCCACATGGTCTGTGTCTCCACGACCTTCGCGGATTTCGTCAAATGAAACGTGGTTCTTCAGCATTAGCTTAGTTCCTGCATCTGGAACGTCTGCGACTTTCTTGAGTCCAGAGATAACCCAAGACAAAGCATCCATGCGAACGCCTTTTGGTTTGTATTTCTTTCTAGGCTTGCTCATGCTTCACCTCTTGCTCGGATTGCTGCTTCAATTTCGTCAGCGGTATCAACTTCGTTGCCGTAATAGCCATAGGCATACTTGTCGCTTATTCGCTTTGCAACATTTGCACATGCCTCACGCTCTTTAGCTGCTACCAGTTTGGCAAAGTGTTGAATACGGTTGTCATGTGCTGGCATAAAGCCAGATTGTCTAGCCATCTCAATGATTTCATCTTGTTTCATATCGTTTCCTTCAGTTCCACGCCATTTTCAGCACACCAAGCCAGCAAGAACTCAACAAACTCGCTGGCCTGCTCTTTGGTGAATTTGCGGGTCTGTTGCCCAAGCTGAACAATTCCCGTCATGTCTAGGCTTGGCACAACTTTTCCCGCATCAATAGCCTTTTCCTTACAGAATTGCCACACCAATAGGCGTTTCCAATCGTCAGCATCCCACTTTGAACCCATGTGTTGCGAATGTTGAGCTATTTCCCGCAGGATTGCGTGATATTTCTTTTCCTGATCGCGGCTTTTGCTTGCGTCTTTGATTTCCAAAGTAAGTTTCCTGCCAGATTCAAGCGCCTGAATCACTTTAGGCCACAGATTCAACATCAAAGCCTTGGCTTGCGGCTTGTCAATCAAGTCATAACGCATTTTTTGCCTCAAGTTCTATCAACAAGTCAATGTAATGCTTGGCTTTTTCCAAATCTTTGATGCCATTCTTGTCTTTCCAACGGCTCACATACTTGATGACGTTGCCTTCCATGTAGCCAATCTGGTTGGCATAGATGTACTCAATGGGTTGAATCTTTAGCTTTTTGTAGTGGTCACCACCAACTTGGTCATCTAATGCGCTCATATAACCCCAATCATGCGTAAAGCCTCTTCAGCGCCCTCAATACGCTCCAAGCGACCACCTATCCATTTTTCAAAAAAAGCCTGCTGTAGCTTCGTTAAACGCTTTTTAGAGTTGGTTTTGACCTCTACAAGGTATGTCTGCCCGTTGTAGCCAACCAATAAGTCCACTGGTAAGCCAATAATCCAGACATAAGCACCAGCAGCGCGTAAAGCACTAACGATTTGCTCTTGCGTAGCATCAACCCTAGCTGCATATCTCATTTAATCTCCAACGGCAAAGTCACCACAGGCAAAGCAAGCAGGCTTTCTTTTGCCCATTCAACGCCTAAGTCGTAAGCGTTTGACATGGCGGTTATGGTGTTTTCATCGCAGCCAACGCCACGCAGCATCAAAATCATGTCTTCTTTGGTCATTTTTTCATGTCCCTTACAAATGCGGCAAATGAAGCGGCTGTGTCACCCAAGACTTTCATGTTGTCAAACTCTACGGCTACTTCCTCAAGCACTTGGTTGCGGTGGGCGCTTAAATTGACAGGTTGAACGTAGTCTTGAATGTCGTCATCGTCATTGATCAGGCTTTTCATTTTCATAATGGGCTTTCAGGAAGTTGATTGCGTTGTTGTTGGGCGTATTGTTTGATTTGCTTGGTAGTCCAAGGAACTGCGCCTGTTGCTGGTGGAAAAGGCCACGATTGGTTATTCATAGTCATCATCCTTTGTTTCAACAGGCTCAACGCCTGACCCGTGGCAATGGCGGCAAGTTGAACCATCCCACATACCTTCGCCAGACCCACTGCACCATGTGCAATCTTCGTAATCGTCATCTTCAATCATGGCTTCACCTCTGCGTCAACGATGCGAATCAAGGCGGCAATCATGTCTTTGGCCTGTTCTTTGGTCAAAGTAACATGACAACGGGCAGCTTCCACAACCATGCTTACCCAAACTTCATCACCATGTTGGTCAATGTTTAACCAACGGCGCTTGCGTGTAGTTTCAATTCTTGTGTCGAGTTCCATTTCATAGCCTTTCATTTACGTTCATTTACTCGTTCTCTAACCGCTTCAATCAACCCAACCCATAACCCAGATTGATCATCTTCAAGCTCTTGCGCTCTTTGCTTCGCATAAGCAATCCAGCCCTTCTGTAAAGCCATCTTTGTCAGATGCTCCACTTGTTGCTCGAATACTTGGTTGAAATCCATCTAGGTCGCCTGTCAGTTCAAGTGCTTTGTTGATTGTGTCTAGATTATAAGACAGATTATCCTTGATTCCGTCAAGAATTTCGTGTGCTTGAAAATAATTCATTGACTTAGGATTCTCCAAGCTGTTGCTGCACACAGTGGTACTTGTCCATTTCCAATGGCTTTAAGTCTGTCCACGCCAGCGGCCACCCCATCAGCCATTCGACCCACATCGGGTTCAGCTTGCCACCAGCGTGAGTTGCTAGCGTAGGCGTATTCCTGTTCTGTTCGCTTGGGCTGTTGCACTCCTTGGCATTGTGTGCCGTTGGTGTTGGAAATTGAACTCTGCCCACAATCGTTTCCAAATTTGGATTGCGTTTCTCGTTCCATGCTGATTCTGGCGTTATCGTTGCTGCCATTGCCGAACAACTCCTGGGTGTGGGCCATGTCTGTCTGTCTCTGACCGCTTGGTTGATTGTGTATTGCGCTTGCTGTCCAGATTTGCGTTTTGGTGTCCAATTTGGCTGTGTTCCCCGTTGACCGCAATTGGCATCTGGTGTTGGCCAAGTTTGTTCCGACAATCCAAATTCTGTCCCTCTGATGGTTTGCTCCAACATCCGCTGCTCCCAACACTCCCCATCTCGCATCAAACCCCATTGCGGCCAAGTCTCCAAGAACTCGTCCAAGTCCCCTAGAAGTGAGCATTGGTGAGTTTTCCACGAACACGAATCTGGGTCGTACTTCGTGAATGATGCGCGCCATTTCTCCCCACATTCCGCTTCGTTCTCCGTCAATTCCTGCGCCTTTTCCTGCTGCGCTAATGTCTTGGCATGGAAATCCGCCAGATACAACGTCAACAATTCCTGACCACGGCTTTCCGTCAAAGGTTTGTACGTCATCCCAAATCGGGAAAGGCGGGAGAAGCCCGTCATTTTGTCGGGCGCACAATACGCTTGCTGGATAAGGTTCCCATTCAACGGCGCAGACTGTTCGCCATCCGAGAAGTTTTCCCCCAAGTATTCCCCCACCAGCGCCTGCGAATAAAGCCAACTCATTCATTTTTCTCCCCTGTAATCTTCCTCTGCCATTTGGCAAAAGATAGAACATTCAATGTTTTGCTCGGTTGGGTAATGCCCATCGGTAGGTTTTAGTTCGTCAAGGTAACGGTCTTTAAACACTGTCTGACCCTTAAAACGCTCCAACTTAGCCATGCGGTCAAAGTGTTCAGGAAAGTCCACCTTAATCTTGTTCCAGTACCCCATGCCACCTTTGACGCAACCAATGCAGTTGTTGTTGTGATAGCCAAGGCGATACATTTCTGGCAATTCAATGTTGGCATTTCGCAACATAGCCAAGCAATCTTCTTTTGACAAACCCTTATCAATCAGCGGTGTCCAAATGTTTACATCGTTGTTTGCGTCAATAAATCGGTCTAAACGCGCTTGTTCTTCAGCCGTGTAGCCAAACACTTGGCGGTCGGTAGCTTCCTCAAAACGCTGACGAACCTGTTTTTTCAATGCTCTTGTGCATGGTGCGCCTTTTGGAGTTCGGATGTAATTTTTTTCAAACACCCGATAAATTGAGCCTTCGTAAAAGTCATTTCGCAAGATTTGAATTTCTTGACCAAACCAAGTCTCACAATCTTTCAAAAATCGCTTGTTGTCTGGGTGTTCTTCTGCCACCTCGGTGTAAGCAATGATTAAAGGCAATTTGCCAGCATTTTCAGCAATGGCAAGTTTTGTAGCGACTGCGCTTGCGGCTCCGCAGCTAAACCAACATACGATTCTCATGCTTGCACACCTTTACGCAACTCTGCCAATTTAGCCAATGTCTCCAAAGATGGTGGCACAGCCTTCTTTCGGTCTTCCTCAATCTTTCGCAACGCAGCGTCTTGGTTTGGCGGTGGTGGCGTTGTAACGTGAGCCACATCGTATTTGTTGGCAAACTGTTGTTTTTCGTGAATCTCAAAAACATCTTGCCAGCTACTTGTAATTGATTTCTCAAGGACAGCCTGAATGTTTTGCCCATTCGCCTTAAATCTTGCCAATTTATCAACAAGCAACTTCATTGCGTAATCAGTAGGTGGCTTCTTGATTCGCTTACGCATAGCCAAAAACGCTTCCCAAGTTTCCAATGGCATCCAATCTGGCAAAACAAGAGCGTCAGCGACCTTTTCTTTTTTAGATGGAGATGAAGAAGAAGATGTAGATGAAGGGGTTGGTTTTTGCTTATCCTCAAGGTTAACCTTAACCTTATCCATCAAAGCAGGGTTTCCACCCTTAGAACCGCCCGCAGCCCTTATCTGGCGTAGGTTTTCATCACGAATCATGCGTTTTGAGTAAATCACACCTTCGTCAGTTGTTTCATACACACCAGCCTGTGAAAGTTCCAAAAGCCAATCAGCAACAACGTCTGCACTATCCCCAACCATACGGGCAAGGTTTGAAGGAAGGATAACCTTATCGCCAACCTTTAAGTGTCCGTAAGGTGAACCTTCGTGCATAAAGCAAATCATGTCCATCCACAAACCACGCGCACCTGTTGAACAAGAGCGCAAAGCAGTGTCACGCAACCAATCGCTTGGGTAAAACTGAAATGATGGGCGTTTCATATCAAGCATCCTTCGTGAATTTTTCTTTTTGCTTCAAGGTAGGCTTGATGTGCTTCTTCTACAGTATTAAACAATCCAAGATGTTTTACTTTTCTGTTAAACGAAATCTGAGCGCAAAATTTTCCAAATTTCATGCTTACGCCAAGAACTCCAAGAGCATTTGTTTTTCTAGCTTGCCTAATGTTTTGATTGTTTTTTTGACTATTTACAAGTCTCAAATTTTGAATCTTGTTGTTATCACGATTCCCATCAATGTGGTCAACATCAAGGTCATTCAATGAACCGTTATGAAATACCCATATCAATCTATGAACATAAAATTTTTCCATGTCCACTCTTGATACCCTGTATCCGTAAAAGTTAACAAATCCAATTGGCTCGCCTTTTTTAGATTTGCCACGTTGTTTTTTGTTCAACAAAAATCCATCTTTGTAATCAAAGAGTTGTTTCAACCTGTCTTGAGTAGGTAATTCTCGTCTGTACTTCATTTTGCTCCCCAGCAAAAAAGCCCACAGGGACAGTCTCGGCTTGCGCCGTGGGGAGACACCGCTAGTACGATGCAGACTGCCCTTGTGGGCTTACTAGATTATCGCTCCCCAGCGATTTAAAAATTTAGTTTAACACACTTCTTTAATGAACAAGCCATCAGCGTTCAGATAACCCTTGCGGTCTTTGATTTCGTTGTAAGCGCCTTCCAAGCACGACACAAGGTCAAGGTCAGCAATGGCACAACCCATGATGAGAGTCACCAGAATGTCGCCATAAGCGTCTGCAATAGCCGCCTTGTCGTCATTACGCAACGCATCAACTAGTTCGTCTAGTTCTTCTTGGGTCTTGATAGCCTGAGCAAGTGGGTTGGAGTTCTGCACAATGCCGCGCTTCTCCCCCCACTGCACAACCTTCATTTCTAGGTCTGCGTAACTCATTAGTAGCCGCATCCACACATTTGCTTGCCGTTCATCAGCACAACACAACGATAAGGGGCGTAAGTTGGGCAAGATGCCATAGCCGCTGTGTAAGCTACCAACATTGCGATTGCTACGATTGCTTTTTTCATGGTTTCTCCTTGGTTAAAAAATCTTTTAAAAGTTCTGGGAAGTGCAATTGAATCTGCCAGATGCGAGCTTTAGGCATCACGCCGTTTCGCTTCCAAAGCCAAACAGAGTTGCGTTCTACGCCCAGAATACGAGCTAGCTCACTCTGTGAGCCTGCGTTCTTGATAATCTTGTTAATGTCCATGAAAGTAGTGTAAAGAAAAATTGACGAAAATACAACACTTGTTCATCTTTTTGTTTGTTTGTTGTAAATCCTGTCAATTTTGCTATACACTTCATTTCAATCCGAAGCGCAACGCAAGCGGTAACTTAGGAAACTTTATGAAACTCAACGAAACCACCCGTACATTTCCACGCACTCTTGAAGAGGCGTTCCCTAGCAACGTACAAGACATTCAGCGCCTTCAGCAAGGTGATTGGATGGAAAGCCACACCCCTGACTACGAAAAGTATCTCAACATCGTTTATGCCTTTTCCGCAGGCTTTGTTGTGGCAATGCTTGTTTTTGGAGCATGAACATGAAATACGTTCTTTTCTTATCTTTGTTTTTGGTTGCTTGTTCATCAACAAAACAACCTGTTTATCAAGAACTCAAACAAGAACATCGTCAAGAGCCTCGTTATGAGCAACCTAATCAAGAACTGATTGTTGACCCACGGGTTCAATCAATGGGTCGTAATGAAGTAATTGATGCCATCAAGCAATGTGAGACTGCTGGTTTACGAGCCATTCCAATCTATGCCAAACGTAAGATTGCTGGCTACTCAGTTGAAACAGTTGTCGAAGTTACTTGTGGCCCACGCTACACTTTTTAAGGAAATCAAATGAAAAACATCGCATCCGCTTTGGTCAAAGCACAAAAAGCCTTTGGCCCTGCTCTCAAATCTTCCACCAACCCACACTTTCGCTCAAAGTATGCTGATCTATCAGCTTGCGTTGAAGCTGTGATTGACGCGCTTAACAACAACGGCATCTTTTTGCTTCAAAAAAACTATGACTGCGCCGATGGCATCATGTGCGAAACAGTTTTTGTTCACGAATCTGGCGAAATGTTGGAATGTGGCATTGTTCACTTTCCTGCGGTCAAGAAAGACCCACAGGGCTACGCTTCTGCGCTGACATACGCCAGACGATACAGCTTGATGGCGGCTTGCGGTATTGCGCCTGAAGATGATGATGGCAACAAAGCCTCACGACCTGCGCCTACGCCTATTGATTCAAACTTAATGGCAGACCATTTGTTAGCAATCCAAGACGCTACTGACGAAGCATCTTTAAAGACTGCTTATCAGAACGCTTACAAGGCTTGTGGCACAGACGCTAATTGGCAAAAGAAAGTTATTGCGGTCAAAGATGAAAAGAAGGCGAGCTTGAAATGACACCAACATCAAAATTGCGATTTTTTGAAAAAGTAGTGCCTGCGCCTGAATATGGCGAAGGCATTGGCAAAACTGCTCGCATCCTTCAGCAATGGTGGGAAGACGGTTTTGGCGACCTTGCTAATGGCGTTACTTTATATGGCGAATGGCGTGATATTCCTTTGGAGAAAGAAAATGATTGAACAAGGTTCAGATGCTTGGTTTCAACAAAGGTTAGGCAAAGTTACCGCCAGCCGTGTTGCTGACGTTATCGCCAAGACAAAGACAGGTTACAGCACCAGCCGTGACAACTACATGGCTCAGTTGGTCTGTGAGCGCATGACAAACACCGTAGCCGAATCGTTTAGCAATTCAGCTATGCAGTGGGGTACTGAAACCGAACCATTGGCTAGGGCAGCGTATGAAGCCCATGCTGACGTTTTAGTGGATGAAGTTGCCATGATTACTCACATGACAATTAGAGATGCTGGCGCTTCTCCTGACGGGGTTATAGGTGATTGGGGCTTGATAGAAATTAAATGCCCTAACACGGCAACCCACATTGAAACTTTGTTAAGCCAAACTGTTCCAAGCAAGTACAACACCCAGATGCAATGGCAAATGGCTTGTACTGGTCGGATATGGTGTGACTTTGTGTCTTTTGACCCACGGTTGCCAACAGAACTTCAATTGTTTGTAAAGCGTGTTCCCCGTGATGCTGCTTACATTCAAATGCTTGAAGAAGAAGTCAAAAAGTTTCTTACCGAACTGGATGGCAAAATTACGAAACTTAACGAACTGAAAGAAAAAAATGGCAGTAATTTATGAAGTAACCGTCAAAGCTGGCACATACCAAAAGGATGGTCAGGAAAAAACCCGTTACCAACGCATTGGTAGCGTCATTGAAACCAAGAAAGGTCCAATGCTAAAACTTGACCAGATGCCTTTGGTTGAAGGCGGTTGGGAAGGTTGGGCATACCTTTTTGAGCCAAAAGAAGGCGACCAGAAGTTTGCACCAAAGAAGCAGACTAATGATGGCTTTCCAGACGATGATTTGAATTTCTGATTTTTGGTGGGAAAGCGGATGCTGTGGGTTGAACTCCCACCGTGATTGTCACAGGCATAGCGGCGGCAAGCAGTGCAGCGAGTACCACCACCCCAACCTTTAGGAACCAATATGTTTAAATTTATACGAGCAAGAGCAACAGACGCAATCACCAGCTTTCAAGCGGCTGATTCAATCAAAGACGCAGCCAAGATGCACCAAGAAGTCATTGTGGCTGCACTGCAACGATTTGGGCCAATGGGTAAGGATGGAATTGCCAACGCCACAGGGCTTCAAAGCAACCAGGTGGCAAGACGTTTAAGTGAGTTAGAGAAGATGGATTGCATCGAGCAAACAGGCATTACCGTCAAATCAAACAGCGGTAGGCAAGAGCGTGAATGGCGCTACAAACCAGCGCAAGAGAGTTTCTTATGAGCCTTGTACTATTTGGACTTTTTATTGATTGGATTCTTGATGACTGTTAATGCTTTTTCCCCTAAATACGTTGAAACGTATATGCCAGAATTTATTTCTTCTATCCGTAAAGAAGCCGCCCAAAAAGCAAATGGCGTGAAGTACGGAACGATGGCACGAGCCACACGCGAAAGCGATGGAACAACTAAGTCTAGTCCTTTGAGCGACTTTCCAAAGACTAAGCGCGTTTCAATTGAGCCAACTCAGTTTTACACTTATGCAAAGGCAGGTATGCCAAAGGGGATTAAATGAGCGCAGGCGGAAAAGGACACGCACAACGGCCCACAGACCAAGCAAAGTTCTCTAGTGGCTATGACAACATTAAATGGACAAAAGAAGAAGATGAAGAATTTGAACGAATCACCGAAATACAAGACGGTTCTAGCCCCCAACGCACCTTGGCCCAAGCAAGAAGTGCAAAAGAAACCTTACCGCCAGCGTGAAGTTGGATTGAAAACGGTAAGGATTTCATCAGAAAATGGGTCTTTAGACTATTTCCTGAAAACACATGAAGAACTTAATCAATCAAAGATTGCCACGAAATCTAGAGTCCGTGACAAGTTATCGGGGCGATTCACGAGTAATTGAAGGCTGGATGGGTCGTCAACAACGCATTGCAACTGTCAGAGAACAAAAGCTCTGGCATTGCAAAGTGTGTGACGAATACTTCCAAACTCTAGGCGAAGCAAAGGAGCATCAACATGGTTGAAATTATTTGTTTTTTATTTGTTGCAGCAGTCTTTTATGTAACTGTGTTTTGCGTTGTACTTGCTTTGCTAATTAGTCAAGACTGATAATGCTTGCGTGATGTGCTTCACGCGATCTTCAAGGCCAATAGTCCCGCCATTGATCTTCTTGGTTAGGCCAATCCAATCACCATTTGCGGCTAGTCGGTTGCAATCGTGAGTAGACCAAAACCAGCCAGCAGTCAGGGCGGCAAACTTTGGAGTTGCCACAAGGTCAGGCTCCATCACAAAGTCAACGCCTAGTGCTTTTCCAGCGTGAAAATAATTTGCATGACCAGTAAGCTGAATACAGCCACGACCACGGAAACGATACCCATCTCCAGACGCCTCGTCACGGTTTCCCATTCGATTTGAGTAAACCATGTTTGCAATTTTCTTAGGATTACCACCATACTGATTTGCAACTTCTAAAGTAGGAAAACGCTTTGCCCACAACTTCATTAAGGTTGCGGCACGATAGTTTAGATTTTCTTCAAGGATGCGAAAGTTACCGCACTCATGAGAACACTGCCCAATAAAGGCAGCTTGTTTGTTAGGCGTATCAATCTGAAAACGCTCAAATGTCTCGTTTAGAGCATCCACCCATTCAGGGCCAATGTGCAACTTTGCTAGTTGTTCAGCGGTTACTGTCATTTACTTGGCTCCTTACTTGCTCATAAGCTGCGATGCAGGCGTTGAGCTTGTTGATTGCTCTGTCGCCTTCTGCTGCGAGTTCTGCAATAGCTCTAAGAGTCGCTTGCTCAGATTCGCTTCCTGTTTGGTTATCTCCGCTGGCAGTGGTGGAACTTGAACTCCCTTGTGGGCAACTTGAGTTGAGGCGCACCCTACCAGCACGAATGGCAATATCAAGATCAGTTTGTTTTTTAGTGACAACATCATTAGCCTCTTTCAGTTGTGAAGATGTTTGGTTAAGGTCTTCAGCAAGTTTTTGCTCTTTAGCGCGTGACTGCTCATTAAGATTAGCAATCTCTGCTTGCATTTCTTGATTTCGCTCTTTGTAACCAGTGTGTGTGCCGTACTTGTAAGTTCCAAGCACCACACAGATTACGCCAATAATCATCCATGGGTTAATCATTTGATGCCCTTGCAAGTGCCAACTGCTCACGTTCTTGATCTGATTCAAGATGCTCTGGTGGCGTTGTAGGTGGTGGTGGTGGAGTCCACGATTCATCTAAAGCAGGATTGACCCATACAGGCAAAGCGCCCGATGGGTCGTTAGGCTTTGGGGGCGTTGTATCTCCCTTTACCTCTACCTTTGAAGCAATAGCCTGCGAGCCTGCTTGGATACCTTTACGGCTCATTACGCCACCAATGCCACCAACAACAAGAAGAACAATGTCGTTCAACATCTTGGTGTAAGCCATGTCAATAGGGGCCATTGACTTGATTGGCTGGACAACAAAAGTCACTGAGTAAAGCAAGGCAATCACAATGAAAGCCAAGATTAGCGTGACGACAACAACAACAAAACCCCAGACTAGGGTTTCAATCTGTTCAACGCTCAGACGATGCGGGTGGTTGGGATGGCTCAATTTTCTTCTCCAAGATTGGGGCGACTAAATACTCAGGGCAAGTTTGAGTAAACAAACAACGTGGCTTCTGACACTCTGCTAAATTGAAGTTGTCAGGGTTTTGGCATGGATAGCGATAGCGGTCATCAAGACAACCAGCTAAACCAACCAATGAAAAAAGAACAATTGTTAGTAGGTATTTCACTTTGTCATTTCCTTCAATTCCTCTTTCAGTTTTCTTAACTCACGAGCCTCTTTTTTAATCTCTGCCTTCATCCATAACGTATCAACATAAGCCATGAATGAGAAAGTAAAGACAATCAACAGCACAACCAAAACAATCAGGTGTGCCAGAAAGACGCTCGTGCTATCGCTTGATTTTTTACTAGCCACAGAATCAACCCCATAAAAATCAACATCACAACAGCAATTCCTGCATCCATTGATTTCACTCGCACTTCTTCCATCAGTTCTTCATGCTCAAGCCTTGCAATCCTGTCTTCACGATCTTGCTTCTCACGAGCCAACCTTTGTTCTTCTTCAATCTGTTCGCGCATTTCTTCAAACTGCGACCACAACGCACCAAGTTCAGGTGGGCTGTGATAAACCATTTGCTCTCTCAACTCAACCTGCATGGCAAGTAGCTTCTGCCTCACCATAATGCGCCTTAAAGCCATTCTTTTTAGTGATACATCCTTACCCTGCAACTTCTTGGCTTCTCGCTCCTGCTCCCAGAATAAAGCCTCAAGCGTGTCAAACGCATCAAACATATTTCCAAGTTCGTCACCAATCTTGAAAATAACTTGGTCAGGGTCAGCCTTTGCTACTTCCGCAATACGCGTCTTCTCTGCCTCAATTTTCTTAGCTTGTTCCTTAGAAACTGTTTTGCCAGCAAACTGCCCAGAAATTTCATCATAGATTTGCTTTACGTTGCCAGCTACGCCCTTCACTTCTTTGTAAAGAGCGCAGCCTTCTTTGACTAGCTGAAAAGCCGTTGTCGCCGCGAATAACGCAGTTCCAATTGGCACATCACAGACCGATTAGTTTCTTGAAGAACTCAGCACCAACGCCAGGGCCAAGAAGCACAACAGCCATCACCGCATACAACAAGTATTCGATTTTGCTCATGCGCTTATCACCGTTTTCTAACGAATGATTGATCTTTTCATATCTAAGCGCACAAATTTCTTCATGCGTAGACAAACGTGCTTCTGTTGCATCAATTGTCGCCAAGATTACACTCCTTCAGGCCAGTTCTGAGTACCCACAACAATAGCCAATGCCTCAACATCAGCAGCACCATCAATAGCAGCCAACAAGCGGTCACACTCAACTAAAACAGCAGCGCGGTAGGCAACAGTATCAGCAGGGATTGCAACGTCACGTTCGGCCTTGCGAATGACCATCCAATCTGTTTCAGCAAGCAGCTTGTTGGTTGTGTCTTTGATCTGTGCAGACCAGTTTGATTTAAGTGAAGTTAAATCTTTTGGATTTCCAACGCCCCAATAGAATCGATCATCATAAGAAGCAGCATCATCCACTTCAGTGATGCCAATAGCAGCTCGCTCCTCTGGAGTTGCCAAGCGAAGCCAGTTGGCAGGGTAGGAGATTTCGTTGTGAACAAATGGCACATCTAAGGCCAATGGGTTGTTATCTAGTTGAAACATTTTTTCCTTTCAGACCTCATCGGGCCAAACTATTTTTAAATGGATTCTCAGCGAAGGCTGCGTAGATGTATGTGCCGCCTGATACGTTCTTGTTTCCTGTTGAAGAACCGTCACGACACTTGAAGCCGTTGGAAAGAATGTCCCATGAAGCACCGTCAGTTGCGTTCTCTGCCGCAGATAGGTTGGCACTCAAGTCCAAATAGGCTTGGTTGTAGCTGTCACGCGCAGTATCGATCATCTCCCAGTTTCCATAGGTAGATGAATCAGTGCGCTTCACCATGATGAACCGCGGCCTGAAACCACAGTACACAAACGGCCCATCAGCAGACCCGTTGCCTGTGTAGCTTCCGAACTTGGAAAAGCCAGCGACTTCTGCGAACAAGTAGGCGACATAACCTATGCCGTTCTCATTGCCAACGTTTGCCGCGCCACCACCAACATAAAAATTGGATGAAGTTGGAGCAGTATTGCCCCAATAGTTTGATGAGTTTGCTTTTGCGTTTGTTGCACTTAGCAGAATGTAATCACCAGCAGAGAAGTTGCCGTGATACACAACCCAATGATCTGTGCCTGTTGTTCCAGCAGAACGGCCTTTGTTAATCATCAGCTTTGGTGTAGCACCAAGAGAGTGAGCAATAGTGCGAGCAGCACCGCCACCAGTGCCTGTATAGGTCACAATGTCAAAGCCAGCAGAGACGCTTTCTTTCCAGTTCCACGCCACGTATGGATAGACTTGGTTGATGTTCGTGCCTGAATCCATTGTGAAGCCATCGGCATCAAACGAGACAAGACCGTTACCTGCAACTTCTGCGTCAGTTAAGTTTGACGACAGCGTGTTATCAGCCCCACGAACTGAATCAGATAAACGATGATTGCCAGATGCTGAGCGCAACTTTCCCCATACTAAATCAGGTTGGAAACCAACGCCAGTGATAGATTGGTTGCCACCGTTACCTGTGTAAAGTGCAGTGTTAAAGTAAGCATTACCCTTCTTGATCGTAGCATCAGGCAAGTTCTGAGTGTTCAGCGCCTTGAAGCCTGTGGGGGGTGTGTAGGCGAAGGGGCGTTGACCGAAGTTAAACGCCACCACATCCGAAGTGTTGTAGTTCCAACCACCAAAGAAGTAAGGCCCGCTTGTTAGGCTAGAGTAAATTGGATTTGCACCCGTTGCAGGATCGCCGCTGTTTGCCCAGACGCCATTTTTACCCATCCAGAATTTACCCGAATCGGCATCAAAGGCATACATCACAATGTCAGTCCCAGTGGTAATAGCACCCGTGGAAAGAGCAGTAGTTACGTTATTTGCATAAGCGTCACCAGTTGAGCTGTAACACCAAGATGTAGTGGTCGATGTTGATGCGCCAGCCAAGCTGCTGTCGTGGCGAATTAGGGCAGCACCAGTTCTTCCAGAAGCACCTATGGATGAAATAACCCATTCCATGTAGTACTTGCCGCTAGACATACCAATGGTATTTCTAAGCTGCTGGAATGACCCACCACTTGTGCTAATCAGCTTGGTGTTTGCTTCTGAAGTTCCAATGGTGGATGAATACTTGTCCAGCGGGTTCAACACGGCATAATTCCCACGCCCATTCCCGCCATCAGCGTACATCGTAGGCACATCAAGCATTGAATCGTAGGTCACACCAGCAGTCACGCTGATGTTGTTAGGTGTCCAGTTGTTGCCGTTTCCTGAGCTGTCCTTGCCAATGGCAGCAGCAGTCGCTGCGCTGTTGTCAGCAAAGTTTAGGTAGAAGCCGTTTGTGCCGTATGTGCCAGCGTACTTCTTTGGCTTCCACACGCCTGTGACTGCATCAGTTTCACCGAAGCTGCTTGGTGTCAGGGCTTGACCGTCAATGAAGTTTGTCTCGGTGACATATCCATCAAAATACCAAGGGACATCCGAACGAATACCAAGACGCTGCGATGCGCTTGTGTTGTTGATGTATGTGACAGCATTTAAACTTGGCGCTGCTGTCAGTGTTCCTGCTTGTCTAACACCGTTTACATAGATAATTACCCTATCGGCAGACGTAGCATTGGCTGAATCGTAAGTTAAAACGATGTGATACCAAGCGGAAGGGTCACGGAAGACCGCTGTCGTTACAAAATCACCGCCAGTAATGCTATAAAAATATAGTTTATCGTTATAAAAAAACAATGACGTAAAGTTTGAGGCGTTGTAATAACCATCAAATACACCTTGATTTGACGATAGTACGCCTCTTTTTACCCATGCACTCCAAGTCCATTTTTTTCCATCTGTAACACTTGTCGGTGTCCGATTCAAATACGCACTCGCACTTGAGCGCAGACGCACAGAGCGGCTGATCTGGTAGCCCTCTGGTGTCATTAACAGGTTTTGGTTAATTACGCTCATGCTGCCCTCGCAAATTCACCTTGCATCACATTGGCGTGATTTATATATGCAGCATAAGCCAACTCTGGAGTATCAAAAACACCAAGATATTTTCTTTGTTTGTTTGCACATACTTGTGCAGCCCATTTCTTACCCATTGCATGAACTCCTTTAAAGCCAGATTTATTATCTGAGCGTTTTTTTCTGTTGGAACAGTTCTGAGATTCTGTTGCAATACGCAAATTGCAAAATCTGTTGTCTGCAACATCACCATTTATGTGGTCAATGTCAAATTCTTTTGGGTCTTCACCACTAACAATGAACCAAGCCAATCTGCTTGATTTGTAAGAATGATAATCTATACAAATCGCATGATACCCATCTGCACGAAAAGAACCTGCTGGAGTTCCAGCTTTTGCTTTTCCGCCACGATATATCTTCCACATGAACAAACCATCATCCTTGTTGTATTCAACAAGTTGATTGATTCGATCAATGCTTGGTAAAGAAACTGGTTTCATTTGACATCAGAGATAAGTCGTGCAGTAATTCTTGTTGAGCTTTCGCAATAGTATGCCAGCACATCGACAGCCGATGCGGTTGTTGTCAATGATGGAGCAGTTCCGTTAGCAAACTTGAAGTAGCTTCCGTAGGCTAGTGTACGCGAGCCTGTACCGTCTTGGGTAATCACAATTACACCTGATTGACCTGCAACCAAGTTCGTAGGGTTAGCCAATGTACGGTTACCGCCCAAAGTCACGCTAAAGTTGTTTGCAGCAGCAAAATCAGGTGTGATTGTTGAGCCGTCTGTCAATGCGCTTACTGTGCCACGTTGAGCAACAGAGAAAGATTGAACAACGTCAGTCTTGGCTGTGTCTGCGTCATATGCCTGAACATCAGTTCCAATTACCAAACCAAGGAATGAGCGAGCAGAAGAACCGCCAGCGCCTAGCGTTGTAAGGTCTGCATCGTAGGCTTGAACGTCAGTTCCAATTACAAGCCCCAAAGCAGTACGCGCCGCGCTTGCAGTAGTTGAGCCTGTACCGCCTGAAGCAATCGGCAATGAGTCACCAGACAAGCCAGCTTGAAAGTCCTTCAAGTGACCCATAATGGCACGAATAGCGTTGTTGATACCGCTAGGAGCGCAACCTTCATCAATGTTGATTGAGGCTACGTCTGTGTTGGAGTTAGCGGTACTGCTGTACTCGCTGATTTTGGTTTTTGGCATGATTTTCCTTTAGTCAAGCAAAGAGCGTAGCCCTTGTGTTACTGGCTCTGCAAACTGGCCACCGATATTTCCACCGATCAATCCACTACGCAACGATTTGTTTTTCTGTTCTTCTTCCATTTTGGAAATAACATTTTTCAACATTTTAAGTTGTTCAGGCGACTGTGCGCGACTCAATAAGATGTTTCCAATCTCATTGCGAACAGGCTCAGGAACCACGCTTCTGCTCATTCCTGTCTGAATCATTCCGATCAAAGAATCAAGATTCATTGTCTTGGCAGCAGCGCCAATAGCGCCAATGTCCTTCAATGTCTCAATTCCTACGTCTTCCATGCGAGCTTCACGACCTGCGGTAGCAGAGCCACGACCAACAGATTCAATGCCTTGCTTGCGTGATTCAGCAGCCACAGTCGTAGCAAATTCACGGTATGCACGCTCGTTTGGAAAAATCTCTTTTAACTTTTCTTGAGTAGCAGGCTCGCGCCACATTTTCATGATTTCAGTCTGACCAGATTGCTTACCTAGTTTTGTACGCAATGCTTCAAATGCACCAACTTGGAAAGCCTTGAATTCTGATTCAGTCATGTCTTTAACAGAATCTTTAATTACAGACGCATCTTTGCTAAGAATTGTTCGACCCATCTCAGCAGAGTTAATCATTGAACTTGGGCCAGCATAAGCAGCACGAGCTTGTTTGTAGATAGAACTACCAGCATCGTCAATCGTCAAATTATCAACTTTGTTTACCAAGTCTGTTTTCAACTTCAAAACAGCGCGACCAAAATCTGTGTATTCGCCTTTTGAATTAACAGCCCTTGCGCTTTGACTCAAATCATCAAGACCACGCTTGACCATATCCAAATCAGTCCAAGGAGCTTTTTCCAAGCCTTTTGTAGACTCAAGAGAGAAAGGTACGCGCTCTGCTGTTGCAATCATCTTGGCGTTTTTAAAAGCGCCTAGTTTGTCAGATGCTTGTAAGATACTTACCAAGTCAGCATCAACGTCTAACACCATTGGGCGCAGCTTGTCGTAAAACGGAGTTGCTTGAGTTGATCGAGTTTTAATTAAGTCTTCAACAGTGTCAGCCAATCTAACGCCATCTGGCGATAGTTGTTTTCCTGCGGCATCTGTCAATCGACCCGCACGACCAGCTTGACGTTCGCGAATTAACTGCTCTGTAAAGTTCTTGGTGCGACCTGGCAAAGTTGCCATAGTGTCTAGCAAATCTCGTGTTTGAGTTCCTGCGGCCTCAGCAATAACAGCATCATCGCCAAGTTTTCCCATTCGCGCCGCAACTTGTTCTGGCGTAGCGCCATCGCGCATCATTGCTTGTGCAACTCGTCTGCGAGCCAAATCAGCAGAAGACATACCCATGTAGTCTTGAACCTTTTGAGGCAATACGCTTGAAGCACGACCACCAACTACTTTTGCAACAGGGCCAAGCACGTTAGAAACAACTTGTGTAGCAGGGCCAAGCACAGCACTCATGATGCCGCCTGTTGTAGCCTCTTGTGGAACTTGTGCCATTGATTCAGCGCCGCCAGCACCGCTGATTGCGCCATACGTTCCGCCAGTAATAGCAGAACTTGTCATTGGGCCAACATTAGGCATTATTTGACGCACAGGGCCACCTAGTGCCATAGCGCCAGCCACCTCAGGAATCATAGAGCCAATTGGATATTCTTCTTTAAGACTTTGAACACCACCACGATAAACGTCACGGCCCACTTCATACGCCTTTGACAATGGCAAATTAGGCTGGCGCATCTGAATAAATGGCGCAGTTACACCGCCCATTAACTCATCTGCAAAACCGAATGTTGGGCCTTGCATTGCAGTCATTGCCGCTTTCACAGCAAACGGAGCTTTTGCACCAGCTTCTTTAGCAGCGCTTTGGCGTAACTCAGCAGGCAATTCCAAACCCTTGCCTAGATACCACGATTGGATTTCGCTAACCGAATAGCCAGAATCAAGAGCTTTTTGGATTTTTTCGCTTTCAGCGCTCATACATCCGCCTTATTTAAGAATGTCATCAAGTGTGCCGCGCTCTTTAATTGCTTCAGCCAATGGGTTTCTTAGCAAATTGCCAGACCCGCCAAAACTCTTAGAAAGATCAATATACGGCTCACGGATTCTGTCAATGCTACGAGACTTTGCTTCAACAATTGATTGAGCCATATCAAGCAGTTTTTTACGTTCCGCTGGCAAAAGAGATTCACCAGTAAATGCTTTTTTAGCCAATCCCTGCACAGATTCAGGAATAGACCTATTGCCGACAATGGTAGCTTTATCACCCTCTTGCACAGCGCCTGAAGGGTCATAAATTTTACCAATGGCATAAATCAATGCGCCATCTGCTGCTTTGTTACCTTGCGATGCCAGCCTTACCGCATTAACAGCTTGCGTGTAACGATCAGCAGTCTCACTAACTTTTGCGTTAGTTAAAACTCCTGTGTAATCAGACAATACTTTAGATTGCGCTGTTGCTACTGCTGTCGGGTCTTTTAGGTCAACATTTACCTTTGGCGTTTTCATGGCCTCTTGACGATCAATATATTGACCAATCGCTGTGCGCTCTTGTGGCGTGACTTGAGCAAAAGGCTTCATGATGCCAAGAACTTGCATAGCCTGCTTTACAGGGCCAGCCAAATCTTCTTTAGCTGTTCCAGCCACAGTGCTAACGCCTGTCAATGGAGAAATCTCCACCAATTGACCATTAACTTCTTTGTATTCTGGTTTGTACTTGGCATAAGTCTCAGGAGAAACCAAAGCCAAGCGTTGCAAAGCATCACGGTTAATAGTCGATGGGCCTTGCTGTGTTGGAATAACAGCTTGCCCAGGCGTTTGAAAATACTGACTAATCTGGTCAGGAGAGCCAGACCAGTTTTGTTCAACAGCACCAGGCTGGATAAGTTGAGGCAAGAACTGACGAACAGCTTGAGCCTCTTGCTGCTTACGCAACTGCTCTTGCACTTGCATACCAACCATCTTCTCTTGCAGACCTTGGTTCAACGCTTGTTTATACATTTGTTGACCAGCCTGCAAGCCTTGAGCAATAGCCAAAGCGCCACCGCCAGGAGTACGACTAGGAGCGCCAGCCTGAAGCAAAGCAGTAGCCATGCTCAGATTTGATTGGCCTTGAGCTTGACCTTGAAGGCGCTTCAGCTCATCTTCACCAAGAAGACCGCCAAGGTAAGAAGGCGTTTCGCCGTAGAAAGAATCTAGAAGTGCCATATTTACCCCAATCAGACGAAGCCATTAGGATTGCTACCGCTACCCCATGCGCTAGATAACCAGTTCATCCCTTTATCAACGTAAGGAGATGCAGAATTAAGCAGTTGAACACCTAACAAACCAGTTCCCAAGGCAGTAGCCGTTGGGTTGGTGAAGTAAGGCTGTTGTGTTGTTGAAGTCTTGCCAGCAGGGAATCCGTAGGCTTGATTCAAGTAGTTTGTCAGTTGCTGTTGTGGCAATTGTTGCTGATAGTTGTACTTAGCCATATCAGCTTGCAGGGCTGTGTTTTGATAGCCTTCACCCAACTGACCAGCGGCAAGTTGTTTGTTAATGTCAGCGTAATCAGCTTCAGCCATTGCAGGTGCGCCAAATGTTGCCTGCTGTTGGCGAGCGCGTTCATCAGCGTAATTCTGATATGCAAGTTGTCCAGCAGTGCCAGTCAGCTTTTGAGCCAATTGACCAGCAGCAGCAGTTTGCAGATTTTGCATAGCACCAGAGCCGTAACGACCAGCTTTAGAAGCAGCAGAAGTTACGTTACCGATTGCAGTGTTGAATTCGTTAGTTGCGGTTTGGGCAGCAGGCTGGAAAGCACCAGAAAAGAATGGATTTCCACCAAGGTAGTCGCCTTGAATAGTTCCATACAACTGATTCTGAGCAGCGCCAGTTAGAGGACTTCCAGCTTGAGCGCGAGCTTGCAAGGCTTGAATACCTGTCTGAGTAGCTTCAGACGGGCCGACATAGCCTTGACCTTGATAGTATTGAGGCCCACCAGATTGATAGAGGCGTTGAGCTTCCTCAAGACCGTATTTGAGATACGGCTGAATGGTTGGGTCAATCTGCGTGGTCTGTGTGGATGTTGTTGTTTCGACTGCCATAAGTGCCTTTCTTTAAGGGACTCCGTAGCGGGTCATCCACGGAGCCGATTATACATTTAACCGATCACAACGTACGCATATGTCATTACTGAGTTATGGTTTCCGTGTGAAATTGTTGCTGTGCCTTTTCCTCTTGAAGACACATACATGTGCCCATGAGACATTTCATCGGCTGCGTCTGCTGTTATTGGCATAAACAGAATCACACTGTTATATCCAATTCTTTCGTCTGTTATTACCGTAGTTACTTCAGCCTCACGCAAAGTAACTAGGCCTGTGTTATTTGTTTTGCCGTTCATTATTCCGTTGACGACTTCCGCAACAGCGCGAGGGTCGCCACCGAAAGAAGGTAAAACTCTAGCCATTAGCGAACCCCTTGCGATACAAGGTCAATATCAACGGCAACGGCTGACTTCCAGCGGTCACCAGTAGGGTTTACCTGAATACGGTGATATTTGCCTGAGCCACGCAATGACACACGGTTATCGTCACTTGCTGCAACTGCTGTGCTGTAAGTAATGTCCTGACTTAAAAGTCTGCGCGAAGCAACTGAAACAGTCGCAGAGCCTTGATCTATCTGAGGCCGAGCCAAAGTAACCAAAGACTGACCGCCAGCTTCAATGTCACCTGTCTGAATCCTTGCAGACAATGGCAATCCTGTATATGTCATTACCTTAGTGGCAAGAGTTCCACCTAAGAAATACTTGCCGCCAGCAAAAAGGATTGAGTCCATTGGCGTATTAAGCGCGTCAATTGAAGAACTAACACTGTCCAATTCTTCAAGGGTAGATGATGCGCTAGAAGCATCAGAGATGAAATCTGTGCCAGCGTCTGTGTAAGTCCACTTCTTTGTATTGAAGTTGTAAGCCAACAGTTTACGACTGCCGTCTTTACTTTTGTAGTTCCACAGAATCAACTTGCGAACAGGGTCAACAGCCGCAGACATACTGCCATAGTCGTTTTCGCTTACGTCATCCAAGAACCAGCGATCTACCTTCTCAGAGCCAATAGGCATGATCTGTTGCCCATCGCACATATAAAAGCCATCGTCACTCAAGAAAAAGGTAATGCCTTGATATTGAGTAATCGAGCCTGAAACCATGCACCCCTTGTTTCGGCTGATGTTGTCAAACTGGAAAATCAACGGAGAGCCAATGTAGGACATTCGCTGAATACCGCGCTCTAGCAAGATCAAGCCAAACTCACCACCACGGATGCCCATGATTTGACCGCCATCGGCAATGTCTTGATAGTCAGCTTGGTTTGTTGAAGAAGGTGTCCAAGTAGTCTCATCATTGATGCCAGACCATCGAACACGATATTGCTCTTGTTTTGAGCTTTCATAGGTATTTGCAACAACAACAAAATCACGAACAACCGTGATGTATTTAGCCACTGGAGCAGAAGCAGCCAAGTCAGCAAATGTTGTTGAAGTGCCTAATGTCCAAGACTGCAACTTTGAAGAATTGTCGGTTGCAATAACAACATCACCAAACTGAGTAAAGCGGAAACGCTCATTTGCTGACGTTGAATAACCAGTGTTTACCTGAGTTAATGCACCAACACCAGAGACTGTATAAATCTTAGTGCGACCAGCAGCGAACAGCTTTGTCACGCCATCTGGCTGTTTACTAGCAAACAAACTTGTCAGATTTTCAGAAGCAGCTTCAGAAAATGTAGCGGCTTGAGGAAATGGGCCATACCCAACAGCCTGAGAAACACAGTTCTTTGCGTCACTCAAAGCGCCTGAAATGCCAGGCTGATCTGGCATCCACTCACCAAAAACAATACGTTGCGTTGCCATTTTTAACCCTGTCTCAGCCAAGTATTTGAGCTGCTTTGTGTTTGTGTCCAAGTGTTGTTATTTTGCGACACATCAGACCATGAGTTGTCACTACTTGATACGTTTGACCAGTTGTCTCCAATTCTCACGCCATTGCATGAAACTGAAGACTGACCAAAAATAGATGATGCAGATTGCCAAATTGCATACGGCAAAGCAGAAGCCTGTGCATAAGCGAAAACAGAAGCCTCTGCCGAAGCATCCAACCCGCCAAGTCCTGTGACAGTTGCATAGCCGTTTGCTGAACCTTCTGCCATTCTTACAATGGTAGAAGATGAAGACGCTTGAGCGCTTGCTGCTATATCAGCAGAAGACAACCTAAATCTAATTGCAGATATGGATGTGCTTGCATATCCGTTGATAGAAGCAGAAGAATTTGCAATCCTATAAGCAGACCCGCTTAATGTGCCGATTGCATTTACTGACGCTGACGCCTCAAGAACACA